CCACAGTTGTTTCTGGAACAATCACAGGGGGATCTGTTCGCATCGTCACCGAAGTTGTCGGCGGGGAATCAGCCCCCTTCAAACTGCCACAACCAACCAACAAAACCGACAAAACAAGAATCCGTCTCAACATGAGTCGTAACCCTACCGTCATATTCCGTTCAGGTCAAACTTCCTGACTATTCTGTGCTTTACAACGGGGGCACATAACCTGCCACGGACGGGTCAAACGGATAGCCAAAAGGCGGGCACACCGCCAACAGCGGGGGTTTTCGTCCGCTGGACGGATCTGGCGACCGTAAGGATCTGGATCAGATATTTTTTCCGCAGGCATTGCAGAACTCTTCACTTTCCACGCCCATAGTCGCCACATTTATCCGAGCCTCTACTGGATGTGGGCAACCCGTCGCATCGTCAAAGTCAGGTTGGATCGCCAAAGCCGCCACCAAAGCAGACTGAGCGGCATCCAAACAAGCCTGAGCCGCCAACAGAGCCTTATGAACCGCAACCAAGCCCTCGTTCACGGTGTCACCCAACAAGTGAACTCACAAGCAACCATAGGACGCTCATCACCATCCATCCCAGCAGGATAAAGACCCGTAGTATCCAAAACAGACATGAAAGCAACCCCCGAAATCGTTTGGTTTCTAATAGCACCCAGACTCGCCTGAACAGCCTGCATCTTAGTTCTGGCTGACGGGTAATCATTACGCCCAGCACGAGCCACAACCAGCACAGTATGCCTATAAGTGCCCGCTACCGAAGCACCAAAGACATGATCTACCCCACCCTGTTGCTCCATCAAAACAACCGAAGCATCAGGACTGCTTTGCATCTGAGCCAACCACAAATCCGTACCCAAAGTCCCAACCCCAGACGAAACCAAACGGGCACCCAAAGCATCCAAAACAGCCATCAGTACATCACCTTCTTCAACAATCGCATCAACACCGTATTCATCTGGGCTTCAAAATTCTCCCGATTGTCATTAAGCGGATCACTCAAATAATGCCACTTACGACCCGGTGCATGCGGAAAGTTAATGTCGTGTTGCTTCTCAGCATAAGCAACAGCCGTATTACCATACGAAACACGAACATGAACCGTCTGACCGTCATACGAATACGGCGACACAAACCCAGACGACTGCAAAGCACCAGTCCGAAACGGAACCTGCCTCTGAGACTCATTAAACACCTTATTAGCGACCATATACAACGCAGTCCCCACCTTCGGCACAGTCCCAGACTTACCCAAATACTTCAAAGCCTCAATCATCCGATTCTCCCCCACCAAAAGAATCGTCGCATTCCCCACACGAGCCATCAGGCACGACCAAAACTGACACTGGTATGACTAAGCCCATTTTCATCACTATGAACATTCACCGTCAACAACACAGGGAAAGAACCATCAGGCAAAGCAATCCGAGAACTCAAATTCACCGTAGGAGTCCCATAAAAAATGATTTTGCCAGTCTCATACACCTGACGACCATTCGCATCATGCGCCAAAGTCCCAGTTTCCATCACACGACAATTAACAGAAGTCCCCGAAGCCGACCACGACTGAACCCCATACTCCGTCTTAGCCGACTGAGAATAAACAGTCACCGTCTGAGGCATCAACTCCAAAAAAGCAGTCTCCAACGCCATACATCAATCCACAGCAGTCCGAGTGTCATACGAACCATAATTATGATCCATATCAACAGCAAACTTCATAGCCCCAAAAACATTCCCACTGTCATCCGTATAGAAATTCACAGACGGCGGATTACGACGAGAAGCCTTCATACGCAAAACCTCAGCCAACTTCAACAAAGAGTTCGCATGCGCCGAATACTGAGTAGAAATAGACAAATCGCCCACACTACGAGAATAATCAGCCTTACCAGAAGCCTTAGAAGCCGCCGCCTCACACACACCAGCCGCCGACAAATAAGCATCAGAGTTATTCTCCGACAACAAGAACGAAATCTCTTCGTTACTTACCTGCTGGTTCGTAGTGTCAGTATCTCCCGAAAGGAACCTGACCCGATCAATAACGGAGTTAGCAGGATCACCGCCATAACTCCAAGTCATTGAATCAACCTTCCTCTACAGCAACCTTTGGCGGTCGCCCAACTTTCTTAACGGGCTTAACTACATCTTCAACGATCGCATCACTGTCAACAGGCGGAACCGTAACCTCAATCCTCTGGATATAGCGTCCAGATTCAAGAGAGCGACGATTCCGCCAATTGTCAGCAAGAACTCGTTCACCAGTTTGAATGAAATTGCCTCCACCGACCTTGATCGGCTTAAGCACGAGCCATTCGCTCACGAAACCACGCTGGCGAAGAAGTAACCGAGGTCAGCGGCAACGACCTTCATGTCAAAAGCCATTTCTGCTTCAATACGGTCAGCCTTCACTGATTCCATACGGAAACGGCTTGAACCGATCGTCTGACCAAGACCACCAGAAACACCAGTCCAAGACATGATGTAACCAGCAGACGGCTGGAGAAGACCCGGTGACGGAGCCGAATAGCACAAGAGCGCATTCTTACCAGCAGTGAAGTAATAAGCACCAGTGGCACCTTCATTGTTGGTTGCCTTGACAGCCTTTGAAACCACAACACGATCAACATCAAACATACGAGCGATCATGTCAGTCGTGATAACCGAAGACGAGGTGTACTTGATACGGTCAACGAGATCTGGGTGATTCTTCAATTCCTTGAAAACATCGTAACCAAGCACAAGCGTGTTCGGTTCAAAACCAGTAGTGGAAAGGATTGCTCGCTTCGCATCTTCAACATCGTTCAACGGGTCACTGTTGGTGTAATCCGACCACAAGTTTGACGGAGTGTTGTCAGTAGCCCAAATGCCACTCGTGAAATAACTTGAAACGAATTCAGTTTCCATCTTGAGCAACAAACGGCTCGTAATGAACTCAACCGCTTCACGATCCACATTGATAGGAGCATCAGCATTTGCACGAGTCTGATCGCCAACATCCTTGTGGAAAGCCCACACTTCAGCGTTGTACGAATCGGTTGACAAGTTGTAACCGCCACCAGCAGATTCCGTCGCATCAGCGCGTCGCTGTGCTTCGTCACGGAACCAGTCGTTCTTGGTGTACTTGAAGAACTTGTCCGACTGCTTCTCAACAGGAACGATCGGGAAGATCTTGTTTGCAATGAAGTTTTCGGCTTTTTGCATGTAAGCGACACTGATGTTCGTCAGAATCGCATCAACATGTACCTGATTTTGTGTGGGCTGGGGCATGATTTATTCCTTTTGACTCAGGCGGCGCGGGCAGGCGATGCACAGTTAATAACAGCGGTTGCAATATCCAAGTCGGCTCCACCCGCAAGGATGATTTGACCGACGATGTAGTTAGTGGTGTCAGTTCCGACAACCTTTGCTCCAGCCTTACCAGCCGAAGTCGTGCCGATAGCAACACCTTCGTCTAGGCTTGCGGAACAAACGACCTTAGTTCCACCAATAACTAGAACTTGGGCTTCTTGACCAGCGGTTGGGCTGTTCTGAAGAACGCCAATCGGCTTGTCAGTAGCCGCCGCACAAAGCGCGGCTTGACCCGAAGTGTTGATCTTGACGAAGTAATACTGCTTCGCACTAAGGTCAGCGGCGGCGACAAGGGTGATTTTGACGCTGTAATTGGAAATTTCGTATGCCATGAGTGTGTCCTCTTCTGGTCAGCGGGTTTCAGCGATGTACTCTGCGTACAACGATGGGTTGGTTTCAATCAAGCCAGCGATTGCTTGCTCAACGGTCTTATATTCGCCCTTGGTCACAGCGGACTTAGCGAGCGATTCAATCTTCTGGAAACTGCCAGCAGTATTTGGCATGTATGAAGAGCCGATTTCGGCAAAAATGTTGGCTGATTCAGCCTGAGCGTTAGCGGACTGCAAAGCCTTAGCGATGATCTCAACGACTGTTGCGTCAAGTTCTTCCAAACGGCGAAGGGCAGGACCAAATTCTTCGTGGTCAATAGCAAGATTGCCATAATCGTCCATGCTCTTAGCAATTGCGTGAGCGTCAAGACGGACTTCACGCTCTTTGCGTAGTTCTTCCTGAGCAACAAAAGCCTCGTTACGAGCCTTCAACAATGCTTCACGAACAGCAGGCGGAGCCGACTTCATCATCGCATCGTCGTCCATGTAGTCCATGTCTTCGGTTGTCTCTTCGGTTGTCTCTTCAGTTTCTAAAGAGGCAAGGCGAGCCTGAGCGTCAGCAAGTTCTGATTCCAAAGCGACCATTTTTTCAATCGTTTCAAAATCTTCGGTGTTTAAACCAGAGTTCTTCATAAGGATCCATCCTTCGTCCATGTGCGCGGGATGGTCAACACCAGAAGTCTCTTCAATGTTCATGTTTACCATTTTCCGCGAAGCCATCGCAGAGAACGGTACTGATAACCCTGAACTACATCAACTAAACAAGACTTGCGTAAAGTCGCCAGTCGTTTTCTGGCACAGGATCCAAACTTGATTCATCACTCACAGGAACATAAATCCATGCAGTAACAATCGCACCATTCTCAAGTTCAACAGTTGCAGATTCACGACTGTAATGATCGGGAACACCTTCTAAATAATCAAGCCGAGACAAGATCGTTGAAGCGTTAACTTCACTTGTCGGCGTAATAATTTGACCGACTGTTATTGATCCCTCGTCTGGTATCGCATACGGGTACCACCCGTGAGTGACACGACGGAAATCGTGGATGATGCACTCCTCGTAGGTAGCAAGCCCATCCC